CGTTGCGCAAAAATGATCCCGCTCCGAATCCTCCTACATTGGAGGCTTGAGCCTCATCCAAAGCGACGCGCGGCGTTGCCGTTCGGTGGTTCGGAGCGGGAAAGTTGGTTTGTCGTGCATTTTTCTCGGAATTTGCACAACAAGCGGAGTTGTCGCATAAGGATGCACAACAAGGCTCGATCCTAACCGATACCCGCCCCGTGTCGGGCCGGCATCGTGGCTAGGAGTCTCAGGAGGTAGCGGAGTGGCGTTCACGGTATCGGTCGGAGGATTTATGAGTTCGCCAGAATTTTCCATGTCCGCGTCCGACTCGCGAATCGGCCATAACGGCGCGGCGAGTCGTAATAAGTGTATGTGGCACGGAACGGCCCCGAGCATCCGAGACACCCATGCAGCGGGTGCCCGGTGTGCATCTTCGGTTCCCGGTCGCGCCAGTATCCCGGCACGTCGGAGATTTCCATTTCGTCCAGCCCCTTCCGGTAGTGCAATCGCATGTGGGAATCCACCACGGCGAACGAGTCGGTAGAGGCAACGGGCGGGGCGGCGTGTGTCGAAGTTCCCATGTAGTTAGTTTCCTTTGTTGTGAGTCTGTTTTGCGGCGTGCCATAGCTCAATCGTTCGACGGAAGAGTTGACGGCGCGACCTCGGCGGCTTCGACAAAGTCTTCCGAGAGTTGCCGGAGCGCCACGTTTCGCGTGTCGATAACCATCCGTGATGTTAGGTGCGTCCTACGGAGATTGACCACGATGAACGGCGCATTCACGGCCACAACATGCAGGACATCACCGACCCATGAATAGTCCCTGACGTGCAGCCAGCGTAGGATGGTGATGTGCATTCCAGGTTTCACGGAGTTCGGCGTGATTTCCACTCTGGAATCGTCGAACAAGTTGTGGGAGACCAATCCGTCCCCGTTTTCTATCAGTGTTTTCATGGTGTTTCAATGGTTGGAGAGTTATCGGAGCGCGGCGTCGGGCCGGATGACTCCACATTGGCGTTCCCTTGAAGCACCGGAATGAACTTTTTCCGGGCCTCGGCGTAGTAGATGACGAACTCATCAATCGCCTGCCGCATTTTCTCGGTGTAGTCGTCCGGTTCCGCCTTCACAATCAGCGGGACCATGAAAACGTCACCTTCGAGTTGCTGCGGGCAGTAGGACATAAAGTACCAAGGCAGCCCGGTGACAGCCATGGAGAAGTGGACCTGCGGGACGTATTTGTCCGGGATCACCCCGTCGATCACATACCCGGCGTGGATGTCGGATTGTGGGCATTTCAACTCCAACCCGGCAATCGGGGTTCGTTCTTCAATCGGAGCGTCCTCGATGCGGTAGATCAGCGAATCCGGCGAGCATCCGACAACCTGGTCATCGCGGGTGACGAAGCCGACTTGGACAAGTTCCAGCCCTTGCTCTTCCAATCGCATGACGCGGGCAAACTCTTCGCGGGCGAGCGGTTCGAGTTCATTCCCCCGGTCGGTATGGCGGTTCCCGGCGAAGGCCGGAAGCTCGTTCTTGCGGAACGTCTCCGCGATCAGGGCAATGGAGTAATCTCGCCACTGCGATGACTTCTTGCCGGTCGGTGTCAGGATGCGGTCTGCATTGGAAGCGGTCGGACGCCCCTTGCGGATGCGGAACCAATCCTCGGAGCCTTGAAGCAGGTTGTGGTGGATCTTCATGGCTTGAACCCCTTCCTGATTCCCTTGCGCTTGGCGGGTTTGGGTTTGTAGAGGTAGATTCCACACCGGAAACGAATGAGTAGGTCGGTTCCGATACGGTTGGCGACGAACCCTGCGGGATGCGGGCCGTTGTAGCCGATTGGCGTGTCACGGTGCCAAAGACGAAACGCGACAGACTGCTTGGCGCGAGACGCATCGACCAGTTGCTCCAGCGTCTTGATCTGCTTCCCGATGCGTTCTTTCGCTTCGGCGTTCGGGATGAAGCGGGCGGGACTGCTCATGGCTGTACCCCCTTCCATGCCGCGTTGATTTCTTCCGCGAGCTTTGCCACCCGCCCTTTGTTCACCGAGTGCTTCAATCCTTCCCGCGCCACCTTGACCAGACCCATCGCCTGAAAGAACGCGCCACGGAATGCAGCCCATTCCTCCGCTTCCGTAGCTTCCGGGCGGGTCATGTGTGCTGGCGGAACTGCCGGAAGATCTTGGCGGATCGGTGTGACGTTTTGTGGGGGTGGTGGCGCAGCGGCAGCTTCGGCCGCTTTCTTGGCCGCTTCCGCCTCCATCCGCGCCTTGCAAGCTTCTTCCTCCGCTGCCTTGCGCTCCCGTTCGGCCTTGGCGACATCAAACCGGCGGCGTAATTCCATCTCCACCGTCTCCGGACCTTTCAACTCAAGTTCCCGGCGGTCCATGACCAGTTCAGAACCGTGCGCCTTGACGAACGTGTCGATGACGCCTCGCGCCTTGCTGATTTGCGCTTGCGTGGTCATCTGGTAAACCTCCAGCGACTCGCGCATGCTGGCCAGCGTCCGCTTGCCTTTCACCGAGTTCTGGAGTCCGACAAGGAACTGGCGGCGGGCGTCTCGCGGGTCGATGTCGTAGAGGGCCAAGTATTCCTCCACCAGTTGATTCTTCACTTCCTCCTTCTTGTCCTTGATCGTCTTTTCAAGAGTCAATCGGGCATCGCGGACCTCTGCTGACGTTTCATCGAGTTCCTTGAGCAAGGAGTAGAGCGTTTCCGCGTCCTGCAACGCCTTGTCCTTGGCCTCAACGATCCGGGTTTCCACGGTTTTGAGTGCCTTCACGTCGAGTTCAGCTTGGCCGAAATCTTCGTCGGTGGAGGGCGAGCGGTTGATGACGCCCAATGCGGCCCTGACGAGTTCGCGGAACTCAGGGACGTTGCTGGTGATGACCTCGCCCTTGGCGGCGACGGTCAGCGGGATTTCTTCAAACGGGATGATGGTGGTGGTTTTCATGTTTGTGGATTCAATCAGGAGAGATGTTTTCGGAGTTGTGTCATAAACCACGTCCATCCGTGGCTTTTTGATGGAGGTGTTCCGGGTGATTCAACGGTGATGCGGTCGGCCCTGTCGCCAATTCGGATCGTCCATCTGCGGACCTTGCCCGATCGGAAATCATGCCATTGAAGACAGCCCAGAGGATCGCCTTGTCTGCGCGGGAGGTTGGCAATTTCGATTTCAGCCAACTCGCGAAGTCTCGCCGGACCTTCGGCCTCGCGGCGAGCGTTCTCGGCGTCCCATCTTGCCCGCGCCATGCGGCGTCCTCGATCGCTTGCCGCTCTGGCTTTCAGTCTATTGTAACGACTAGGCATAAAATGGATCTATGACAAAGGTGGGATAACTCCTTGTTCGATTCAAGAAGGTAGGGCACAGGCGCAACCTCCAAAGTCAAATTGGTCATAGGATGATTCATCGGCTTCGATTCGTTCGCGGAACTCCCGCAGCGTCATGTTGTGTCGCTCGCCGTTCACCGTGCGCTTCAACACTGTCATATCCGTGTTCAGATACTCTTGCATCTCCAGTTCCCACACCTCCGCAGCGCGGAAGCGTTCAGGGAACTCGCGAAGTAGGATTCGGAAGGTTGCTTGCCCCGCCTTGACGCAGAATCCGCCACAGTTGGCGTGAGGGAATCCCATCGCATACATCCTTGGCGGTTCGATGCCTTCGGCCTTCGCCCATCTGAGCGTGTCCGCTTTGCTGACCCACGGTTTTTCGCAGAGTGGCGCGACGTAGTTCTTGGTGGGGTCATGCTTCTGCATCCGCTCCAGTCGGTGCGACTCATCCCACAGCAGCCCGAAGATTTTCGGAGTGCTTGGGAGGATGTTTTTCTTTTCCCACTCCAGCAGGAGTTTTCGTTTCAGTAGCTTTGAGCATGGATCGAACATCGAGTTGCCGATGATCCTTTCATCCCGCATCACTTGGAATGGGTCGCGGCCATCTTTCAGGATTATCAGCGGCGCACCGATGTTGTCGGCGGCCTCATGCAAAAACCTGTAGTTGTCCTCGTCCTCGATGCCAGTGTCCGCGAACAGCAGGCGCATTCCATCCGTTCCGTGCATTTCTGCCCATCGCTTTCCGGCAGCCCATGAGCTGATCCCGCTGGAGAACATCACAACGGAAGAAATCGAACAAGACGGTGATGCCAATCCCGAGGGCGGCGATGTCGTTTCTGTAATCATAGCTTTTTCCCGCCCTCGGGCTGGCATACCTCTGCGTTCATCAAAGCGGCAACTGGTCATCCTCATCGCCCCACGAAGCATCCGGCATTGCGTCAAGTTCGGCAGCAGGATCGGAAGCGGGCGCGGCGGCAGGGGCGGCTTTCCGGAGCTTGGGCGCGGACTGTTCTTCCTGCTGCTGATTCTGCCCCTCGAACGGATCAATCGGCGCGGCGGCTTGGTCGGGCGCTTCGCTGGTGCTCGCGTCCACATCGACCACGATCCCGCCGTCATCGACCTTCACAAATCGACCAGACTCAGCGGCATCGGCGGCGACGATGGCGTTGTTGAGTTCAATGCTCCGGGGCAGGTATTTGAGAACCTGGAGAAGCACGACTTTCCGGGCATACATTTCCGGGTGCTCGAAGCTGTAATGCCGCTTCCCGACCTTGTTGAAGCGGTCGCGGTGCTTCCAGATCCTTGCCATCGGCCAGCACTCGATGATCGGCATTTCGCTGCCGTTCACCTTGCCGCAGGCATAAACGTGCGTGAGCTTGTCCGGGTCGCCATAGTTCTGGCCGGGTTCGTGAATCAGCTTCGGATCGCTGCCGTATTGGCACTTGAAGTTGTCCCCCTCAAAAACGCTGCCGGTCCATGCGGTTGCGCGTCCCGTGTTGTTGAGCAGTCCGACCAGACCTTGCCAGCCGGGGACGAACGTGCAGGTGTTCTTGTAGGGGATGAGGTAGCCCTGACCGGCGATGCCTGGCTCCAAGCCGACCTGAGAGGCGACGACGATGGACGAAAGGATGGAATGCGGCGTGCAGTTCCTCAAGGCGGGAGTGGTGCTGAAAGCCGTGAGCGCCAACCGCATCATGCGGTCGGGGTTCAGGTGCTTCGGGAGCGCCATGGCGATGGCGTTTTTCGACTTCTCAAGGTAGTTGAGTAAGTCTTTGGGTTTCTGGATAAGTCCTTGTGACATGGTGGTGGTGGATTACGTTTTGTAGTGGTGGGAGAGTGGTGAAGCGGGAATCGGTTTGTTGATTCAATCGGTGCGTGCCGCTCTTGCTTTTGGCTGCGGGCCGCTGTTTCCCGTGCTTTCGCTGCGTGTCATTCCACGCCGCCGCTTCGTTTGGTTCAGGAGAGGTTGTAGCGGTGCTTGAATGCGTAGTGCTTGGCGTGGATTCCCGACCGGCGCATTCCCTTCGAGGCGCGGACGTTGAGCGGATTCCGGTTGGTGTTCTTGCTGGCAGTTCCCATCGCCGCGCAAGGGTGGTGGATGGTCGCCCAGCCCATCTTGCGGGCAAGTTTCATCTTGGTCTTGCGAAGGTTCTTGATTTTCAGCATGCGCTTGAAGCGGTCGCGGATCGCTTCGAGCTTTTCGGCAATGGTTGGTTCGGGGTCGGTGCTCATGGTGGTTTGGTGGATCAAAGTTTTCCGGTCGCGGTCATGTCCTGGATCTCAGCGCGGATGCGGTGGCATGCTCTCAGGCGGCGGATGTATCGGGCTTGGAGTCTCTGGTTGCCCTTGTCGGCTTGCAGTAGCTTCCAAGCGTATTCGGCAGACTCGACAGCCTTGGCGAAGTCGGCGGCAGTAAGCTGGATGGGGAGTGGCGCAATCATGGCGGTTCAGAACTTCGGCCGGATCTCCCGTTCGACCTCCCAGCGGCGCTCCATACGCGACAGGGAGCGGTAGCGGATGCTTTCGTAAACGTGGAGCAACGAGACGGCGACGGCGACCAGTGCGCCAAGGAAGAATAGGGTGCATGCCACCCCTTGCCCGCCGTTACTGGTGGCACTTGCACCGGCCCCGCAGGCAATCGCCACAAGAGCGAAAAGCAGGGATGACGCGGCTTGCATTCGGGCTTCGTGGTGGAATCTTTCGCTTCGT